CTTGACAACGCCGATACTACGGTTATACTTAGAGAGTAACACCTAACAACGGAGAACAAAAATGGCTAAGGGTCAAAAAACTTGCGAGAACTGTGGTCAGTCTACTGGCCCCCGTGCTTATATGTGCAAGAAGTGCAATACTCCTTTTATCTTTAAGGCAAAGAGCAAGGAACATAAGAATACTAAAATTATTCAGAATGTTAACTGGCGTGAATTGGTTAAGGGTGATAGAATCAAGGTTGGCGGCGGGCCTTATTTTGTTAGCAAGGGGGAATTTATCCCTATGGGCTATAGAGGTAAGTTTATTGTTGAGGGGGTAGACAAGAACGGTATCCTTGCTTGGGGTATTGATAAGAGTACCGGATTTGCTCATATTTATATGGGTGGAGACATTCAAAACAAGGAAACTGGAGTCTGGAAAACCAAGCACAAATTGATTAAACTCAAACAAAGAGAGAAAGAAACCGTATGAGTTTCGATAGTCAAAAGCAAGAGGCTCTAAGGAATTTATATTCTCATAGAGATCATATGGAAGATCATCTTAATAAGATTGAATCCATTCTACAAATATATTTTCCTGAAGAATTTGCAGTATTTTATCAACATTGGTTTCCTCAGATCAAAACAGCACTAAGAGATGATACAAAATGGCTTCCTAGAGGCCAATATAGTATGGATTATACACTAAATCGTTTGAATGATAAAGTTGCTGATAGTGAGAATAAAGGTGTAAGTAAGTATATCAAATAATTGGAGTATAAATATGAGCGAAGTTTATGCTATTACTGATCTTGAAGGTTATGCAAACGAAATGCGTACTGCTGCTGCAAAAAGTTTATCAGCAGATGAGAATGACAATATCGACGACTATATTAGTCTTGACCAAATGATTAATTTAGTGAGGACTGAGTGTGTCGGATATGACCACAAAGATAGACCACTTTTGAACGAAGAATCAAATGAACAAATTTATGAAAAAACCGTTATTTGGATTCATAATGTTGGACTAGCAAAACTCGCTGCTAAAGGATTGGTAGAATGTGCTTGGGATAGTCAAGCCAATGAGATGGTTTTTTGGGCTAATCCAGAAATAAACCAGCCAGAAAAGAGAAAGAGGAAAACCAATGAGCAATCTATCAAGCGAAGAAATAAGAAGAAGGATAAGTGATCTTCAAGATAAGATACATGACTGTAAATCTTACATATCATCAGATTTTTGCATAAGTTGTAATGAGATGTATGAAAATATTAAAAAATATGAAGCAGAGATAGCGGTTTTAAAAAATGAATTTTATGATTGATCCTCAACCACTTTGATTTTAACTCAAGAGTTGACAAGTCAATGGCCGATGATATAATGGACTCAGGACAGTTTTGATCGTACAACACGGGGCGGAAGGTAAGCCGGTAGCATCCGATACTCTTATAAGGTATTCATAGGTAGGTTCGACTCCTACTCGCCCTATTTAAACTTGCTTTTGATGAAAATGAAATTATTATATCGTGAACAGTGACCCATATCAAAAACAAGGAAAGTTTATGACCCATCGCTCATTATGTTGTATGTCAATAGTAACTTTACTAGTTGGCTTATTGGTTTTATCGGTTGGATTTAATTTTATTTTTCTAGAAAAGATAAATAAGTTATCAAGTATTGTTAATACAATAACTTCTCCAGTTGATGATGATGAACTAAAACAAATAATAAAAGAAGTTGAGAGATTATCAAAGCAAGAATATATGAATAATCTCCAGTACGACGTAAAAACAAAACAACCTATACAAAATGATTTCCGAACTAATTAAGAATAGAATTTGGCAATTAAAATTATCTGTGTTTAGTAGAAAATGTTATTTTACTGGACAAAACTTGCAATACAAACTATGTTATTGTGGACGTAAACAAATTAGAGACAGCATATCAAACAAATATTTAAATGATGATATTTGGGTTTGTTCAAAAGAGTATTTGAGACTTCTTAGAAGTAATATCTTGTAGGTGTATAAGATAAATAGCCTTCCTAAACTATTGATTTTATAATCAACCCACCTATAAGAAAGAGAAAATTATGAAATATAGATTGTTGTTTATCGGTCTAGTCTCAATTTTATTTGCTTCACTAACTATGAATGTTATTCATTCAGAATCTTTGGACATTGCAAAAGAAACAATACAACTTAACGAAATTGTACAATCCAAAGTTATCAATGATTTACATGACCGATTAATGGAATTAGAATAAGGGTGTGTAAAGGCTTCGACCAAAAAAAGAGATTTAAATTTAATCTTTAGGATTATATCTGAATACGGACAACTATGGAATTAATATGAGCAATCAAATACATATAGTTTGCATATGTAAAAATGAAATAGATATAATTCAAGAATTTATAGATCACCATGTTTTTATTGCAGATCGGATAACTGTGATAGATAATGGGTCTACAGATGGTACTGTTGAATATTTAATGAATAACAACAATATTGAATTGATAAGTAACACATCTCATTTTTCAATGAAAATTAAAATGATGAAAAGTGTTATATCAAGATCAAAAAGTGATATTATATTACCACTAGATGTTGATGAATTTATCTTTTTAGACACCGATAATATAAAATCAAAAAATCCTAGTGATGTAAAAAAATATTTACAAAATTTAGATCTATCTTATAGAGGATTTAAAATTAAAAAAATATATAATTATATTCCAAATAATCCAAACTATTATAGTATAGAAAAAGATTTTTGGAGATCAAAAAAATTCATCTTAAATAGAAAAGAGTTTTATGGTGCTTGCCCAGGATATCATAAAATATATTATAAAATATATTGTATTAACAATAATACTGGTCCGGTCTTTGAAACTGAGTTATCTTATATACATAAACATTATAGATCTTTTGATTCTTGGTTTAGATCAGCCAAACAAAAAATGACATCAAGGATTGGAGAAAAATGGAATGATGTTGATACTCTTAAAAATTATACCGGATATTCTAATCACACAGCAAAAGAACTATATAGTTATTTCACAACAGGCAACTGGATGCTTAACCTAGAGCCAAGTATAAAAATAGAACTATGATATATTATTTTACTCCTTATTTAAAAAATAATTTAGGACAAGCATACAATCATTACTGTGATATGGTTTCAAATGACGACGATTGGATTACATTTATGGATGGAGACATAATGCAACTTCATCTGGATTGGTCAAATAAATGGGAAACTATATTAGAATTAAATTCAGATGCTGGTATTGTTACCTGTATGACTAATAGAGCAGCAAAATCAAATACTGATCAAGTTGATCATTCTATGTATAATGAAACAGATATCAGAAAACATAAAACTCATGCTAATTACTTATACGAAAAATACGGCTATTCTACAAAACATATGTCAATAGATTTTATGTCTGGTTTTTTCTTTAGTTTTAAAAAAGAATTATGGAAAAATATTGGTGGTTTTACAAACGGTATTTTGGGTGTTGATAAGTCTTTCTATAATAGGGCCAGAAAAAGTAATAAATCATGTATTGTAGCACAAGGATTCTATGTTTTACACTACTATAGACTAAACGAGGGAGAAACACATATCAAACATTTAAAAGTCAAATAGTGTAATATAAATATATAGGGGGCGTAAAGGTATCGATTGGATATGGAAGATTATATTAGCAAGTAGTGGTTGATCGACAGGCCACTTTAAAAGTCGATTAAACGCTTTAACTGGCGAAACTCAGTTAGCACTTGCTGCCTAATAAAAAAGGGCAGTAACAGACTGCGATTGCGAATGAGGGTAGCGATCAAAAGTCTGTCGTTAAATCCCTCTGCACTTACAATATCCAACGGGTTGTAGGTTAAGAGCAGTTGGTAAGATGAGAATAGTCTTGTTTATTCTGTACTCTCGTTTAATTTATGAATAAAATAAACTTGTAGAAAATATAATTAGAAATATTGCAAGACGGGGATTCGACTTCCCCCGCCTCCACTTAATATAGATTGGTATTATAAAAATGAATCGACGACACTTTTTAAATCATTATATTGTATATAAATTATAAGGATTATAAAAAATGAAAGTAACTATAGTAATAGATACTTATGAATGGACTGATGACAACACAAAACATTTTCAAGAGTGGCTAAATCAAGAAAAATTAAATATATCAGATAATACATACATAGTTGAAATCAATAAAGAAAAATAATTGTATGAGAAAAATTTGTTCATATTGTGGAAAAAGGAAAAATAAAGCCAGTTTTCCGAAACATAGTATGTATAAAGATAATCTCGATAGTCGCTGTAAAAAGTGTGTTAAAAAACAAACAAGAGTTAGGGACAGATTACACAAAAAAGCACCCCCTCGACCAGAAGTATGCGAGTGCTGTAAAAAAATACCACTAAAATGGTGCTTAGATCACGATCATTCTGACAACTCTTTTAGGGGGTGGATTTGTGAAAGATGTAATACTGGATTGGGAAAGCTAGGAGATAATTTAGACGGTCTAATTAAAGCCGTAAATTATCTAATAGCTGCTAAATTATAGACTCTTGGAGGGAGAAGAGTACATAGGACATTTAACATAATATGGCAAAAAAATATCTCATATTTAATCATATACCAAAATGTGGCGGTACTAGTTTTCGCCATATGTTTTTTGATGCTTGTCAAGATCCAAATAATTTTTTCTATAAAAAACCGATCTATATAAGTTGTATAACTCATAATAATTTAATACTGGACGGTAGAGATAAAGATAAAATTGAATGTGCTAAACTTATTTTACATCCTAAAACTTGTCTATTTATAGATCATTGTAAATATATGAGTCTGGAAAATATTTTTAATCTTAATCCATTATTATGTTATAGAGTAATTAGTATCAGACATCCTATAGATAGAATATTAAGTTATAATAATGTTGGCGGTGGAGAACATTCTCGAAGTATTTTATATTCCGTGGATGAATTGTTAAATAATGAACAGTCTCTCATTAATATGATAAATTCATATGGGTTTTTTCTTATGAATTATGCTACATTAAATTGTTCTAATACAATTAATGAAAAATATAACATGGCAAAAAATATATATAAAAATAATTATAATTTTATTTTTGATCTTGATAATTTAGATAAATACATAGAATTATTTAATAGTAAAAATCCTTTTAATTTAAAATTAAAAAATATTCATAAAAATAAAACAGAAATTAAAAAAAATTATCCAATAGAACTAATTAAAAAAATAGAAAAATTAATTGAACCAGAAATAAATTTATATTTTGATATTAAAAACATAATATGATACCAAATATGTTTGTTGGCTTGACAACGCTACCAGCGTACTGTATACTTGATACACAAGGAGATTTTTGAAATGATTCACGATTTTAATTATGTTTGGGATATGGTTCGTGATCTTAGGGCTACTAGCAGCACTATTGATAAGCAAGGGATTATTGAGGATTATTGTAACCATAATTCTGCTGCTGCCACTTTTACTAAGCAAATTTTGAAGTATACCTATCATCCTTTGTGGCAGTATAATGTCACCAGTGATAACCTTAAGAAGAAAAATTCTTTGAGAGGAAAGTCTTATAAGAATTTTTTTGATCTTATGGATGATCTAAAAAGTCGAAAGATTACTGGTCACGATGCTATCGGAGCAGTCCATACTTTTATTGATAGTCAGTCAAATAAAAGCAATATAGAAGAACTGATTTATTGCATCATCGACAAAGACTTGAAAACCCGTGCTGGCGATAAGATTATTAATAAGGCTATTCCTGACCATATTCCAGAATTTAGTGTTGCTCTGGCAGATAAGTATGAGCCTAAACTTGTAAGTTGGAAGGATAATTGGTATGTTTCTAGAAAAATTGACGGTGCTAGATGCGTTGCTATTGTTGATAGTAATGGTGACGCTACCTTCTATTCCCGCACAGGAAAAGAGTTTGATACTCTTGGTATTGTTGCTGGTGGCATTAAGGCTCTTGGCATTAAGGATGTAGTATTTGATGGTGAACTTTGTCTGGTTGATGACGAAGGTAATGAAGATTTTCAGGGAATTATGAAACAACTCAAAAAGAAGGATCATACTATTCCTAATCCATCATATAAGATTTTTGACATGATTAGCCATGATGAATTTTATAGTAAGAAGGGTGATAAGAATAGACCATATTCTATTCGTTTGGCTAATCTAACAGAGATTATGACTAAAAATGAATGTCCATGTCTTACTCTACTGGAGCAAGAATTAATTCATAATGACGAGCATTTTCAAGAGTGGGTTAAAGAGGCTGCTGATTCTTTTTGGGAGGGTGTTATGCTACGAGCAGATGAGCCATATAAAGGCAAGCGAAGTAAAGACCTACTTAAAGTTAAGAAATTTTTTGATGACGAATATGAAGTAATTGATGTTGAAATGGGGCCATTTAGGTATGTATCTAATGGTCAAGAGACTGAAGAAACTATGCTTTCATGCGTAATGATTAAGCATAAAGATCATATTGTTCGTGTTGGCAGCGGATTCACTATTGACCAGAGACAAGAATTCTATTGCAATCCGTGTAAAATTCTGGGAAAGCAAATAACTGTACAATATTTTGAGGAAACTAAAAACCAAGATGGGGGCATTAGTTTGCGTTTTCCAACTTTTAAAATTTTACATGGCTCTACTAGATCAATATAATGTTAAAGATTAAATCTAATAAATTTCCAATATATAATTATACGATATATGCTGAACGCCATTGCGGCACAAATTTTTTAGAAAAATATCTACCTAAGATATATTCCGGTTCAACTCCAGGGATTGATAAACTTCCATTAACATGGCAATATGGATGGAAACATTGGTTCGGCCTTAATAATAAAAAAATTATTGAAAAAAGTCAAAACACATTATTTATTGGTATAGTTAGAGATCCATATGATTGGTTAATGGCATTAAAACACAACCCTTATCATCTTAGATCATGGAATGGAAATACAAAGAATAATCCTTTTAAAAATGATAATGATTTTTTAACATCTGAAGTAATATCTTGTCACAAAAATGGGGAGGAACTAACATCTAGTAGCAGATATGGATCGGATCATCATATCTATGAAAATAGAAGATACAAAAATATATTTGAATTAAGAGAAGTAAAAAATAAATATTTATTAGAAATTATGCCTGAAATATCATATAATTATGTATTAATTAATTATGAAATATTCAATACTAATATTAAATTATTTATTGATGCATTAAATGATAATTTTAATCTCAAATCTATTCAGTTTATTGAAAACAATTATACAAAAAAGAGATATGACGTAGATTCAAAAATATTACCATTAATTAATGATTCATTAAACTGGAATACAGAAAAGATTCTTGGCTACCATCAAAGATGGATTGCATAGAACCCGCTTGACAAGACGATACTGGTAGTGTAGAATCCTAGCATACACTTGGAACACTTTTTGGAGAAAACGATGATTGTTGAGAATACTGTTATTCCGGTTCAGAATAATGTGATGGACAAGAGCAAGGCCGATATTTTCTTTGAAACTTTTCCGCGAGACAAGGTAGTTTCTTACAAGGAATATTGGGAAAGTGTTCGTCCTCAGAATATTGAGGATATTTTTCGTCGTTACCTTTTTGCTTATTGTTCAGTTCACACTACATGGAAGGGTAACTGTGCAGGATATAATGCCATCAAAAACTTTAACGAGTGGATTGACAGTAAGGAAACTTTGCTGAATAAACTCCATAAGAGTGGCGTTGGACTTCACAATAATAGAACCAATTACATTTGGGATTTTAGTGAGAAGTTTTGGGCCAATCCCAAAGACTTTTATTTTACTACTAAGAAGGGTCACGTTAAGAAGCGTGACAGTATTCTGAATAAGATTAGTGGAATTGGTCTGGCTAAGATTAGTTTTGCTCTTGAAATGATTCATCCTAATGAGGCTAGAGTTTTGTGCGGTGATGTTCATCAACTCCGACTTTACGATATGGAGCATCTCAAATATAATAAGAGCAAAAGCGGTTCGACCATGTATAAAAAGATGGAGCGTCACTGGATGGTAAATTGTGGTAAGCACAAGATTCCGTCTTATATTGCTCGTTCCATTTACTGGGATGCTTTGCAAAAGAAAGATGATAGTAGGTATTGGAGTTTTGTTCTAGAGGATTAATTATGAGTGAAAATGGAAAAGGATCTAAAAGAAGGCCAAAATCAGTAGACCAAAAAACATGGGATGAAAACTATGAAAGAATCTTCAGAAAAAGCAAAAATACTAAGCATGATAAAGTTCGAAAAAAATAAAACCTCATTCATACTTTGTGACTGTAAAAGCGAGGTTTTGGTTCTAGAGTATGATAATGAATATGGTCTTATGGAACTGTCAATATATGAAAATCTATCATCGTACAGTCATAAAATGTCATTTTGGCAGAAACTACGATATATTTATCGAGTCTTGGTAAAGGGTAGACCGTATTCTGATCAAATAATACTGAATAAAGAACAGATAAAAGACTTAAAAAGTTTTCTTTCGAGTATAATTAAATTAAGAATTAGTGTATAATATATCATCAGGAGAAAATGATGAAACATTATCAGATTTTTATACAAGACACCCCGTACAAAATTATTGAGTCAGCATTTGTGTCTGATGTATTAAAAGAATTATCTTTTGATATTCAACATGGTATGGTTCCAAATTTTGATAATACTAAGCCAGCATCAATTAAAATTATTCCAGTATCCTAATTAGTATGGAGATGCTAATATGATAATGAAAAATTATGTTACTGATGAATTAATTAATAAGGTATATCATCTTACTAAGGCTCTTAATCAAGCAGAATCAATCATAAAAACTCTTGAGAAAGAAAACAACTCTCTTAAAGAAACATTATCGTTAATTTATGATAGAGAAAATTTAATGAATAATGACTTTTTAGTAGAGGTATAATTATGAGTCATTTAACTAAAAGTCCAACAGATAAAATGGTGTTCGGAGTTTGCGGAGGACTAGCAAACTGGACTGGAATTGATTCGTCTATTATTAGATTAGGATTTGTAGTTGGTGCTATATTTAGTGGTAGTATTTTATTTTGGATTTATTTACTTTTGGGAATTATACTTCCAACACAGGACTAATGATACATTTTATTGCAGATACCCATTTTGGGCATAGGAATATTGTAGGATATTGTCAAAGACCATTTCAAACTACCGAAGAAATGGATTCTACTATAATTGATAATATCAATGCTACTGTGAAACCTAAAGATACTCTGTATTTTTTGGGCGATTTTTGTCATAGGGGTGGAGATCCTAAGAAATATCGTAAAAAGATAAACTGTGAAGATATTCACATAATCCTTGGAAATCACGACAACGAGGAAAAATTCAGCAAAAAAGATTTTTCTTCTATAGGACTTATGAAAGAAATAATTCATTGCAATAAAAGAATAGTATTATTTCATTATCCTATGAGGGCATGGAACAAAAGTTATCGAAATAGTTGGATGCTGTATGGTCATGTTCATGGGCGACTACATACTGAGGACGATGTTCTAGGACGCTATACTCTTGATGTAGGGGTTGATAATAAAAGACAAGGGGTTGGATTCGGTACTCCGTTCAGTTTTAAAGAGATTCAGAAACTTTTTTCGGACAGGGCGAAAAAATTCAAGGATGCCCCATTGACAAGCCGATGATGGATGTTAGAATGAAACTGTTGATGCGAGAGGTTCAGTCGCTTGACTGACTCGCTTCAACAAAGACTTGGAAATGATTTGGAGGTTGATTATGGCTGAAGTTACTACGATTGATAAGCAGACTCGCGTTCGTTGCAGCGACGAGCAATTCCTTGAGGCAGTTTTTTCCAGCAAGACTTATGCTGAGATTGCTTCTAAGACAGGTCAGAAGGTTGCTAGTACAGCGGCTCGTTACGCTCGTACTAAGGCCGCTCTGGCTAAGAAGGGCATTGAACTTCCTGAGATGGAACGTGCGAAGCCCGTTAAGACGGTTGATAATGTTGAGGCTATGGCAGAGGTTGTTCGTCGCCTCAAGGCCCATGCCAACGGTTGATTAAAACCAAAAGGGTGATCGGCTACAATACTTAAATGGTTGAGGCACAAAAGTATTCAACCTCAAATCATTACTTGTTGTAGTCGGTCACTTATATGGTCTTTTGGCGGAATCGGCAGACGCAACGGACTTTAGTTAACAAAATTGGAGTGCTTAAAGGGAAACTTTTAAAGTAGAACCTGTCAAAGTCGGTGGAACCTGTAAAATGGCAATACCGAACCAAGCCTAATTTATTAGGAAGGCGTAGAGACTTGACGGCAGGAGCCTGTGGTAGTAAAATATTATGGCTAAGGTAAAGTCCAGACCACAAACCGAAAGGGTAACGAAAGTTATAGTGGTAAGAAAATCCGTTGGGAGTAATCCCGTGTGGGTTCAAGTCCCACAAAGACCACTGTAGTTAAATAAGTAGAGAAATAAATTCTTATGGTGTATTCTAATTAGACTACATCATAGGAGTTTAAATCATGAAAAAATGTCGTAAATGTCAAAAAGAATTTGCAAACAGAGTTAAAATCAATGGAGTAATTAAGGTTATCAATAGAAGGAAGTATTGTTTAGAATGTTCTCCTTTTGGAGAAAGAAATACCAGAAAACTCCATCTGCCTCAGAGAGATGAAAATACTACCAAAAATTGTCCTCAATGCGGCAAAGACTTTAAATGGAATAAGAATAATGTTTGCTGGACTTGCAGATCATTTAATAGAAGAAAATTAAATAGAGAAAATGGCATCAAATATCTAGGATCAAAATGTAAGAGATGCAAAACTAAAGATACTGAGGTTTTAACATTTCATCATTTAGATAGAGATAATAAATATGATAATCTATCCAGCCTTTGGCATCATAAGTGGGATATAATTAAATCGGAATTAGACAAGTGTGAATTGCTTTGTGCTAATTGTCATATGAAACTTCATAAAAGGAAATAAAATGAGCAAAAATTCGCTAGAACTATACAAGATTGGCAGCAAGGTTAAGTTGGCAGATGATGTTTATGGAACTATTATTGGTATTCATATTAGTGGTGATAATAACGTAAGTTATGAATGTGGATGGTGGAACGCTCGTTCTTATTCTACAGAAAATTTTGCATCAAACGATATTGAAGTTACAGTAGCAGAAAAAACTAAGATTGGTTTTGTCTCATGAATCATAATTCAAATCCTCTTGACTATCTTATAGAACTTTGTGAGACTGCTGTTAATACTGGCAAATGGAATCTTACCAAATTTACAATTCTTAATGCCAAAGATGAACTTCGTAAATTAAGAGAATCTAAAAAAGATTTGGCGATTGAAGCGTATAATGCTAATAAGTTTGCTGTAGATGAGATGAATCGCAATCTTGATTATCAGAATATTGCTTGGGCCAGCATTAATAATCGTGGAGATTTTTACAATCTAACTTTACATTATAATAGATTCGCTAATCAGGATGCTTTGATCCCATTGTATTGTAATAAAAAGGAGTTTCAAGAAAAGTATGGTAAGTTATCCAAACAGACTCTTTAAGGGATGGTGTTCTAATGAAGGTAATCCACGATCTCATATTCTTCATTATAATATTTATACTGTACGAAACATTACAGACTATGCTGGTGGAACGATTCTGGAAGAAGTAGATTCATTAGAAGAATATTTTAATACCGACTTGATGGGGATTGATGAACCATATTACGCTGTTTATGGATCATTCAAGTTTGACTTTGTAAGAAGTCCTATTAAGATTTTGGAAACTCCAGATTTAAAAATTGCAATTGATATTGTTGAGCAATTAACTGGCAATACGGTCAAAGAAGATGAAGTATACAATTGAATTAGATCATTCTGGCGAAGGAGGATCTGCTGAATTTTATCTCATAATAGAAGATCAGAATTTAGGATTCAAACAATTTCGTAATAAAAAATTTGCAAATAAGGCTTATGAAAAACAAAAACTTTTGAGCAAATATAATTTAGCACCCAAGGTTATTGGCAGAGTATGTAAATTGCCAATCAAAATAGAATCTTGTCCAGAATATAAACTATATACTAACTGGGGATACGTTACAGAAAAAGCGAGAATTCTGGACGATAGTGTGATGAAAAAAAGACTGAAAGATATTCAGAATCTTGTAGAAACTATTGAGAACAAGACTCGACTTAGATTTTGGGATTGTCACTATTGGAATGTCGGTTATATTAAGCGAAAAAATAAGGCCAAATTAGTTTGTATTGATACCGGGCCTGAGAGTTTTGATCGTGATGCTAATGCTTGGGGATTCGGAAAACCTGGGCCAAAATGCGACTACTGCAATAGGTATCAGTGTCATTGTAGTAATAGTTATTGGTTTGATTAGTGGTGTATTTCTTGATATAAGGAGAGCATACTATGTCAAGAGATTTAGACGATATAATCAAACAAGTAATGAAACAAAATAAAGATATCCAAAATATAGATAATTATCTAACTAAGGATGTTTCAAAAGAAATAATCGAAATTAAAAAAAGTATCAAACAAATAGAAAATAGAATAAAATCTATGGATGATACTTTAATGAAATTATTTGATATATTAAATAGCATAACTCTCTTTATAGAAGAAGCCGAATCAATTAATGAAGAAGATATAGATGATGAAGAAGATTGGACTCCATATGACGAAAGAAATTTTTCATATCAAGACGATGATGAAGAATCAAATGATGATGAATGGAGTAATGGACAGGATGAAAGTTAATGGCTAGTTTAGCGTTGTTAGTTACTTTAATGTTATTATTCGTAGTATTGTTAGGGCCAGCAACATATCTACTAAGTAAATCAATTTATATTCCAAGATTCATTATATGGATTATGGGACTACTTAGTATAGGAATTGGAATTTATTGGTTTTTTTTACCAGTAAATTTTTTACGATTTTTTGGACTCCTTACAGCATATTTAGGAT